TAGCATGTATATTTTTATTAATTCCGTTTATTTTTATTGCTATTTATTACTTGATTGGTCTTATTAATATTTTTAAAGTAAAAAAACCTAGTACTGAGGTTAGGTTAGATAAAAAAATACTTAAGTTACGTAGAGAAATAGATAAGGTAGGTAATAAATAATGTTAATTTTTACTTATACTTTTATGATTATTACTATGTTTGTAGTTTTAATGTTTTATATAATTGATACTATATATAGATTTATTGATAAATCGGTTAATAAAAGAATTAAAGAAAAAAAAGAATTATTGAAAAGTTTAAAAAAAGAATTAAAAGATAAAAGATAATAGTTCTTTTGAGGTATTTAGTAATACCTTTTTTAGTAGGTAAGATTTTAGGTTATTGTTATGGGAGGATTAGATTTATGTTATTTTTGGCAAATACAGACCAAGGTACTGGTAATATAATGCAAGCCATAGAGGCATGAGCAGAAAAGTTAGCGCAATGGATGACAGCATTTACAACTTGATTTTTAAATTTTTTAGGTTCAAATGCTATTTTAATTATTCCAATTGTATTGATGTTTGTGGTTCTTGGAGTTGAAACTATTCGCAAGTTAATTCACGGATATTAAAATTTTCTTACCTACTAAAAAAGGTATTACGTAGAGAGGTGTGTTTTATGTATTTCTTAACAGATATTCCAGATAAAACTGTTTGAGATATGTATTATGAGTTTTTAACTATTATTTTTGGTGTTGATTTTCCACCAGTTATTGCTTATATTTGTTTTGTTTCATTTTTATTGTTTATATTTGGAATTTTAATTTGAATATTTAGAGTTATTTTTAGGGGGTTTTATTAATTCCTTGAAGTTATTTTTTAGATCAAGTTTATAAAGGTATTTTTCAAATTTTTGCGTTTATTCCACCTGATAAATTGGATATGAATTATGGTGTTGAATATTATGTTGTTATGATTGGAATTTGACTTGTTATATTTTTCTCAATTTGATTAGTGTTATTTTTAGTTTATAAAATTTGTAGTATTATTGGAAATTAGTAAATTTTTTCCACGGTAACTGGTAAAGTTATTGTGGAATTTGGTAATATTTTTCCATTTGCTAGGTTTTAGAATGTTGAATTTTCATAAGTGAATTAAAAATTGGTTTATTAATAATTGATTTAATACTTTGGTTTATTTTGTTTGTAATTTTTTACTTTTATATAAACCATTAGGTAGTAATTGGTTACGTATAGTTTTTTATATTGTAGTTTTTGTTGTTGATATTATTTATATTTTTGTTATGCTAAAAGATTTAAGAAATCAGTTACGGTTTTTTAAAACTATGAAACAATCGCCTTTAACTTATGTTATTGGGGCGTTAGGTACTGGTAAAACAATGTTAATGTCTCATTATATTATTAATTCTAAATATGAGGATAAATTTAGTAATTATCCTGTTTTGGATAATAATGTTGCTGTTGGTGGAATGGATATGTTGGATTTTAAAAATTTTAAAATTCCTCTTCCTTATTCTGATTCTAATTTAGTTGTGTTGGATGAAATGGGTTTATATATTGATGCTAATAATTATAAAGGTAACATTGCTAAAAGTTGGGGTGGAACTATTCCAACATTTATCCTTGCTCGGCAGATGTCTATTAATTTAGTTTTTGTTGCTCAACGAGAGGGACATCATTGAGTAGAATATAGAGAGTTAGCAACTGGTATGTTGGTTCCTTTAAATTTAAAGAGACCTTTAGTTTTAAAAGGTATATTTAGATATTTAATTTGAATATTTCCAAAGTTTAAAATACAAGTTGGTTTTTTTGATGACCAAGATAATTATTCAATTTGAAAACAAGAGAGTGTTAAACGTTCAGCAAATGGAAAAAAGGTTAAGTTGAAAAATGCTGCTGCTATTGGTATGCAACATTTTAAGTTTCAAATATCTTTACTGGATGTTATGCAATATGATACTAAGTTTTTGGCTTTTGTTAGAAATTTAAAAAATGATTTTGTTGTTGATAAAAGTTTAACTTATTGAGATACGTTAGATTTAAATGATGTTAAGAATATAGAAAAAATGGGATTGCGTAGATTGCAGAAAGAGTTGGGAGTTGATAAATAATGTTATTTTTAGCGGAAGTTTGAGATGAAGCGTTTTTGGTTGTTGTTAATTATTTTATGAAAATAATGGATTGAATGTGGACTTTGACTTTACCAGCAACTCAAATTCCGCTTTATGTTTTATGGATAATTGGTGGAATTTTAGGAGTTGTGTTTAGAGTTTTGGGTTCAAGTCCTCAATTATCTACTATGTCAAAAAATACTACATCTGCTATGTCTACTGGTTTAGGTTCATTGCGTTTAAAAGAAAGTAAGCAAATTGAGCGTACTAAGGCAAATTCAAAAGGGGATTCTGAATAATGTTAAAGTTAATTGTTTTTGGTGTTCTTGGTATTATATTAGGTTTTACTTTTGTAGCTAATATTTTTGCTGCTAGTCAATCTGCTATTGAAATTATTAAAACTTGGTCTGAGAGTAATAATGCTTTTTATAATCTTGTATCTCAATTATTTATTTTAGCTACTCATCCTATTATGCAATTGTTTTTGGCTTTTGGTATGTTGTTTATTATTATTCGGGTTGTTTTTGGGTTTATGTAATATGATAACTTGATTTTGATTTGTTCCTACTGTTTTAGTTTATATTTTATTGTTATCTGTAATTCAGTTGATTAATTTTATTTTGAGAAAGAGGTTTTAGTTATGCGTTTTAGAATTTTTATTTTTAGTTTTATAGGAGTGTTAACTTTTGCTTTAACTATGCCTTTTGTTTATGTTGTTTCTAATGTTGCAGTTTTAAGTAATCAAGTTAAATTATATGATGGTGTTTTTCCTTCTGATAAATATTTTACTTATGATAAAGTTAGTGAATATGAAACTGAAAAAACTTTAATGTTACGTCAAGATTATTTTATGCAAGATATTAATTATGTTGATTTTGCTGTTGGTTTTGGTATTTATGTTGGTTGAGAGAGTACTAATGTTAAAGATTGAGTTTCATATTTTGTTAATGCTATGGTTTATAATGCAGTTAGTTTTAAAATACGTTCTATTTTAGGTAATATTAATAATTATATTTTTTTAGATTTTTCAAAGTCTTCTGATATTAAATTAGATATTTTAGTTCAGTTTCCTGATGAAGGTGTTTATTATCGCTTTACAGGTGTTAATAAAAATGGTTCTGTTTTGTTAAATTTAATTTCTTTATTTTTTGAACCTGTAGTTATTAATCAAAGTATAGAAAATTTTACAGGTCAACGTATAGCTATTAGGAATGATTTTGCTTTTCAAGATTATTCTTTTATTTCTGATGAAAAGATTAAAGTTAATGAGTATTTGTTAGGCACATCCACTTTGATTAATTCTTTTACTTTAGATCAGGTTAAAAGTAAGTTTTTGAATGCTTTGTTTAATTCTTTTGTTTCATCTGTTTTTGATTTAAATCAAAAGACTAAAATTGTTTTTGAATTACAAAAAAATAAGAATAGTAATTTAGATTTTGGTATGTTTTGGTATGTTAAAAATGGTTTTTATTTATATCCTAATTCTTTGTATTTAGATTTAGAAGGTGGAATTAAAGATTTAGAATTTCGTTTTTATAAGTTATCTTTATTTAAGCGAAATGTTTATTTAGGTACTAATGTTTCGTATTTGTATGGTACTGGTACTTTAGAAAATAACTCTAAATGAACTTGAGACCATCATGTTAATAATAGTTTATTATCTTTACCTATAAAGGAAAATTTTGGTAATGGTTTTTCTTTTAACTATGTTGATGTTATTGCTTGAAATACTGATAATGCTGATTATCGTATGTATTTAGATACGTTTAATTTTAGTTTGTTTAATTGAGATAGTTGAAATAATATTGTTAATGGTGGTGATATTTGAAAGGCAAAATATAATTCTTGTGCTTGATATAATGTTTTTTGTCATTTAACTAATGGTATAATTTGAACATTTAATAATGTTTATGGTATTAAGTAGGTTGGTAAATATGTTAATGCTTTAATTAATACTATGCAAAATGTTATTTCGCTTTGGGATAATGTGTCTCAGTATTATGCGTTTAATGCGGCATTTCAGGCGCTTATTGGTGCTGTAATTACTTTGGCGTTGTTTAATGGTGTTTTGAGGTATTTATAGTTTTTTATTTAGTTTTTTTTGTTTTGTGTATATATATTCCGAGGTTTATCCTCGGAATATATATACATGGGGGAATGTCGCGTAGCGACAGGGGGCGGAGTCCCTTACTTGAAACAATATTACTTTTAGAAAGCGATGTGAAATAACAAATGACTAGCACTGCGTTATCAGAATCAGCAATTAATAAAATTAAGGCACTTCATCAAGACCACATACAAAATCATTATCGAAAAATTACTAGTTTTTGGCGTAAATCAATTATTATTGATGTTATTTTCAGTTCATTAATCTTATTTTTTACTACTGCTTTAATTATTGGCATTATTCTTACCTTTATTGCTAATAATTATGACCCTGCACTCACATTTTATTTAATATATTTACCTTTACCACTGTTAGTAATAACAATTATTCTTTATATGTTGATTAAAGCTGGTGCTATTAGTATTAGTCTTTTCCTTAATCGATTAGATTATAATGAATATTACCGAATTGCAATTGCTGATCTTTGAAAAGATGAAGTTATTTTAGATGAAATAAGTAATAATTTTAAAATTATCCCAGAACCAAATTTCACTAGCTTTAGTAAAAATCCGAAAAAAAATAATTTATTGCAACAAAGTTTAATTCGAGTTAGTAGTTTAGAAGAAAAAATTGATAACAAAGTTATTAACGGCACAATAAAAAATAACGCCTTTTCGTTAGGCGTTATTACGGTTCGTAAAACAATGGTTTTTTTAAAAACATTAATTTTTTGTCTTTTTATTGGTTTAATTGTTTTAGCTTCTCTTTCTAATAATAAATCAAAAGACCAAAAAACATCAAATAGTATTGCAAATGGAATTAATATAACATATTTATTATTATGAATTGAAATGAAACGCTCTGAAAACTACTTTTTCTTTACAGCTACTTTACCAAAAAATCTTGAAATTGAAGCCAATATTGTGCCACATCAAGGCAAATTTAAAAAATTTATTTTAAATAATAAAGAAATTGAATTAGAAGGAACAGAATTTCCTAATCTTTTTGATACTAATACAACAGACCCTGTAAAATTACGTAAAATTTTAACCCCAAAAGCAATGGCTAATCTAATTGATAATAGTAACAAATATCAAGAAGTTTTATCGATGTCATTTGTTAACAATAAATTTACTCTTTTATTAGATAAATATTTCTATAGTAAAAAAGCCCACCATCAAAATCAAATTTGAAAACCAATCATTGCAAGAAATAGAAACATTCAAAATTGTATTGATGATTTAATTGCTAAAATTGAACTAGATTTATTTCATTTAAAAAAAGGGTTTGATTATTTAAATGGTTTTGCCATTAAATAATCAAACACAATAACTTGATAAGGATTAATTTTTTTTTCAAAAGTTGAATAATTGTTATACATTGTTTTTTCAGGCAATAAATTATCTGGAATCATAATTGTTTGATCAGATAAATTAATTAATACTAAAAATTTGTTTTGTTCATAATAACGATAAAAACTTAATATTGTTGGAGAAATTTCAACAAATTCAATTTCGCCATAACTAAAGGCAAGATTATTTTTACGAAGTTGAATTAACATTTGATAAGCTTTAAAAATTGATTGCGAACTATGATAATCTTTTTCTCAATTAATTTTTAAATAATTTGTATTAACATCAATTCAAGGTTTATGCGTACTAAAACCAGCAAATTGCTGATTATTTCATTGCATTGGAGTACGAGCATTATCACGTGAGCGTGCACTTAACACTTCTAAAATAGTATTTGGTTGTTCTCCTTCTTTTTGAAGAATGTGATAATAATTAATTGATTCAACATCTTTTAACTGTTCAATCTTTGTATAATTATTATTTTCCATACCAAATTCTTCCCCTTGATAAAGATATGGTGTTCCTCGTAGTAACAAGACAACAGCCGCTAAAGCTGTAGCTGATTCAAAACGATAATTTTCTGGATCACCAAAGCGGGATAATGCCCGTGGTTGATCATGGTTATTTAAAAAATTAGCTAACCAGCCACCTGCTGCTTGTACTGGGATTTGTCATTCCTTAATTTTTGCTACTAGTTTCGCTGGATCATAGGGAGCTAATTTTCATTTTTCATTATTTAAATAATCAATTTTTAAATGATGAAAAGTGAAAGCCATATTTAATTCTTGTGACACTGGTTTTGTATATAAAATCGCTTGTTTTATTGATGTTGATGATAACTCACCAACAGTAATAATGTCATTTGTTTTTAAATAAGTATTCTGTGCCATTTCTTGTAAATATGTATGAACTTGTGGTGTATCAGTATAATACTTCCGACCATCACCAGTTAAGTCATTTTCAAAAATATTTGGTTTACCAATTAAATTAATAACATCAAATCGTAATCCTCGTACCCCTTTTTGTAATCAATAATTAACAATTTGATAAATATCTTGGCGTAAACTTTCATTCTTTCAATTTAAATCAACTTGTGTTTTATCAAATAAATGTAAATAAAACATTTTTAATTCATCGTGATATTCTCATACCGAACCACCAAACTTACTTTGCCAATTATTTGGGCACTTTGCTTTGTCACCAGGAAGAAAGAAAAATCGTTGTAAGTAATCTGGATTCCCTGTTTGTGCTTTTTGAAATCATTCATGTTCTGTTGAACAATGATTAAAAATCATATCCATCATAATATAAATGTTTCGTTTTCCTGCTTCTGTAACTAACATTTCAAAATCATTCATTGTCCCAAAAAGTGGATTAATATTTTTGTAATCTGAAACAT